GCTCGCGTTATCGTTTTTTGCCCTGTAGAACAACGTGCTGATTTTGTCATTTGCAACGCTTGCGGCTCCATTCCTGGTGTGGTAAAGCGTCACATCAGCGCCGGATGCTGCATCAACTGCATTGCATTCAACCTGCAACGCCGTTGAAGTGATTCCCGTCGTTAGGTGGAGCGGATATTCAGGATCTAATTCATGGATGCCAACATTGAAGCCATCGATCCGCACGCGGCTCGCGACAGTACCCGCTGATGATGTCATCAGGTCTAAAACGCCGTCTTCTGCTGTATCGGTTGTTGCCTTGATCTCTGCTCTTACGCTTGCATATTCAGCTGTATTGCCACCTGAATCCTTGCCTCTAAATTCAATGTTGCCGATGTTGTCGTCTGCCGCTGGTGATGCTGAATTGCGATAAAGCACAACGTCAGGGGCTGTATCGCCGCCCGTATCGTTGTTCTCAATGATCACCTGATCAGTTGTGTCGCTGCCAAAAACATGAAGCTGAGCCGCTGGTGTTCCTGCACCTAGTTGAAATCCAGCGCTTGTAATCGCAGCAACAAAACTCGAATTTATCGACAGGCCAATTTCGTTTTGAGCGACTCTATACAGCCCAGTGACACCATTATCACTTAGCCAACCCAAGGCAGGTGCACTTGCACTGCCATTAGGAAGACTGCGAAACGCTTGGCCGAAAGTAAGCGTTTTGTTTTTGTTGATGTTTGCCGCCTCTGATATATCAACAACCGGGATTAGGTCACCAGTTGCAGGGGTTGTCAGTGACGTTAATTCTGTGATTTTACGGTCAGCCATTGATCAAGCCTCCAAAGCGTCAACGCGAGACTTTAGTGTCTCGATCTGACTGATTGCATCTTGCAATGCTGCGGTGAGCAATGGAACCAACTTTGACTGATCAATGCCTTGATAGACAGGCTCACCTTTTTCGTTGATCTCGTCCTTAGTGCCGGTTACAGACTCAGGAACAACCTCTTGAGCTTCATGGGCAATAAAGCCATCGACAACAATTGACGGCTCTTGAATGAAATTAAATCGTTTAGGCTTTAATTGTTTAACTCTATCGATGGCATCATCAATCCCAACGATATTTTCTTTTAGCCGATAGTCAGAGCTTGTGTTGTAAGCGACGGAAATCGTCGTTACTGCAATATCTCCTTTAAATACCCCTTGATAGCGGACAGAAAAAACGGTGCCTGTGGTGTTTTTGTTTGCCTTAATTGGGGTGGTTGTATCGTTGCTCACGTAAAGACTTGCGCCATCTGTAGTTTTTTCAAATGATGCGCCCGTCGATGTGTTGCTGAAGCCCGGAGTGATTACAGTTGTTCCGCATAGCAAAACATCACCTTCGTTGCCTAGCCTCAACGTTTCGTTAATTGAAGACCCGCTGTTAGTAGAAAACGAAAGTCTGCCCGCTTGGTTGTCGTCGCTGGTCGAATGACTGGCTTCTATTTGGGCCAGCGTAGAAATCTCACCGCCTGATTGTTCACCTTCAAATATGACTTTGCTTTCTCGTCCACCAACATTATCCTCTTGAGTGGTGTTTCTTATGGTGATATAAGGCTCATCGCCAACAATCTCTACCAACGTTCCGGGGTTGCTGAGGCCCACCCCGATCCTGTCCGTGCTTGCGTCCGTACATAAAAGAACTGAATTGTTTTGGCTTTCAATCCTTACATCAAGGTTGTTGCCCCCTTCATTGATGACAACATTGCTTGAGCTTGCCGTGATTACGTCTTCACCAGCAGCGACGAAATTCAGCTGATTAGCTCCTCCCCTTGCTAGCCCCGTGTCGGTATCTGCCGCAAACGCCAGCGCCGGAGCTGCTGAGCTGCCGTCTTTCAGCAGCCTCCCCCCGTCAAGCGTTCCCAGCGTGATCCATGCTGAGTTTGCTGTGTTGCGCTGTTTCAGCAGGCTGTTTGCCGTGTCAACCCACCACATGAAAGCAAATGTGGGACTGGGCTCGGTTGCGCTGCTGTTGTTGCTGACGATTGCCTGCAGGGTTGCATTCAAATCAGCTCTAAATGCCGCGCCTGAAGCGTTGGCTAAAACGTAATCTGAAGTTGCCATTTAAGTCTCTGCGGTTCCGAACCCGGTTGCTTGGTACTGAAAATTACGGTCAATCGCTGCATTGCTGGAGTCCTTGAACGTAATCGTGAACTGGCTAGCGCTGGGGGATGTAATTTCATAATAATCCCCCGCCGCCAGGTTTGATGCCGTGATGCCAATGCCAGGCACCTGATAGAACGCTTTCGCAAACGTCACCACCTTGGCCCCTGCCCCGCTTGCAATTGTTGCGCTGCTTTCTGTCCGTGATTCAAGCTGCACGGTAAAGCCAAGCTCATCAACAATTGGAGTTTGATCGCTGGCAAATGTTTGCAGATTCGCCCTGAATTGGAACTGTCTGCCGGTGTAGCGGCCTGATTCCATTGGAGTCCATGCGCCAAAATCTATATCTGATTCTGTCTCGATCTTGTTTGTCAAAAATTCGAGCAACAAGAAATCACCGTCCTCTAAAAGGAAAAATTGATCAACAGTGACTTGATTGCTTGTCCTGAAGAACAGATCAGCGCTAGTGTCGTCCGCCAAGTCGCCGTCTACATCTGACCACCTGTCGATAAACTCTGTTCTGTCATCGATCAACGCATCAGGATAGATGCCTCTTGTGGTCAGCTTTCTTTCAAAAAGCACGCTGAAAACGCCGCCAAGATCAAGCACGTTCTCAAAGTAATATTCACCGGTGGGCAAGCGATCACCGAAAATAACAATTAGTGAAAGGTCATCAACGGATGACAGCTCGTCAAAATCAACAACATCATCGACAGTTGAAACCGTACTGAGGGTTGAAGCGCCACCTAAAACCAAGCCGTCAAGATCGCTGTCATAAAAAACACCGTCTTTAATTCCTCTGAATGGGGGGGAGTCCTGATCTTCTCTTCTCGTCTGAATGTCAAGCCTTGGGATAGGCGCCGGTAGGCTGATGACTGCTGATTTTGCGTTTGCGCTGCGCTGGCCAAATTCGCTCTCAAACTTGACCAGATACTCTCCTTCAATCAGCGGCAAACTTGCGTAATTCGTCCTAGCTTCAACCTTCCTTAGGAGCGTGCTGTTTGGCCAAGTCGCCGTTCCATCGGTCTGGGATGCTTGCCTGATCAGCGCAAGAAACTTATCTGTATTCAGCGCGGTTTGAGGTATTGCCCACCTCAGTACAACTTGATCACTGCCAGACGCTTGAATCGTAACGTCTTCAGGATCTGGCGGCAAAACAGTGACACCAGCCTGGCCGGGCTCGATTTCAACGACTGGCACCGTAAACAGCCCAGTCACATAGGGCGAGCGTTTCCGCAGTGGAGCAACGCCAACGCCTCTCACCCTCACCGTGAGCTGAGTGCCGACACTCAACCCATTGATTTCTAAAAATACGTTGGACGTTGAAACAGCTGTGTAATTCCCATCGCCGAGCTTGTATTCCAGCTCAAAATCAACAGTCTGGCCAGTTGAACCGCGAGACCATGAAACAACGACTTGATTAGTTGTTTCGCTATTGATCTGAATTTGACGGGCTGAAATATTTAAGTTTGTAGGCTTTGCTGGTGTTTCATTTAATAGTGTTATTGGCTCAAATTCCAGTTTCCCGCCACTGTCAGCGGCTGAATAAATGCTGTCATTGCTTTCAACGCCTGTGATTCCAAATTGGCCATCACCGTTGTCAGACACTGAAAGGCATCTGAATTTCTGCTCTTTAATGTTGCTTGCGCTGATCGACCATATTGACTGCAACAATGGCGCAGCACTAAAAGCCTGCACATTCACCACTGAACCCGCTACAGAGAGGATTGGCCGCGTCTCAATCGATCCGTCTGGAAGTGTGCATGTCAGCTGATCATTGCCGCCACCTGTCAATGATGCAGTTTGGTCGAGCGTGATTGCAGACGTTGTTGCTGCGCTCACTCGTCCGGCAAGACGCACGCCCTGCCGCATTTCGTCGGCTACGGCGAAGATCTGCCCAGGGAAAACGACTGCGCCCTGCAGCCCTGTGGTAAAGGTCACGACCTCGCCGTCAATCTCCTCAGACAAAAGCGCCCACCGCCCCAGCCGTTGCGCTTGAAACTTTGAGGTAACGCCAAAACCCACCAACTCCCTCACCTGATAGCCGTATTTGCTTATCAGCTCCGCATCTTCAACTACAACAACATTTGACTTGAAGAAGTTTGCGGGGTCGTTATATCTGACCCTTATTGATGTGCTCCTGGTTTTTAGTGATGTTCCTGAATAAGAGAACGCCCCGTTGATAACGTTGCTATTTGTATAAAGATGCACAGCCGAAAGGCTGCTGCCGTCTAGGTTCCCGTGGTCAGCTGTCGCTTGAATCGTGTTTGCCTGCCAATACAACATCCCTCTGAACACACTGGCTAGATCCTGCAAAACGTTGAACGCTTCAGCCCTACTGGCTATCACGGTGTTGCAGGCAAAACGCGGCTCTTGTGTGCCGTCTGGGTTTGTAACCAACTGATTTGAATACTGGCTCAATGGGTACAAATCAACCCAGCTCAGGTTTGACGCATCTACAAAATCACCGGCCCCATATCTGCTGTTCGTGGCCATGTCGTACCAGCAGCACACCGGGCAGGTCGTCCAAGCTTTCTTGAGGCTGCCATCAAATGCTCCATCAAACCCCAGGCTTCCGTCAGCACGAACAAATGAATTTGATGGAACTTCAACGATCCGGCCTCTGATCTTGTAAGCCCTCGTCGGCAAGCTTTTGAACTGCTGCGTAGAGATCGAAAGACCAGCCACCGCGCAAAATGGATATGCTGTTCTAAGAGATTGAAGCTCGATCAAGCTGGTCCAAAATATCCGATTGCCCCTGCCGTTTGCAATTGGGATGTCTTGATCAGTATCAGTAAAGTTTTGAAATTTAACCTCAAAGTGATTTTCGCCGAGGTTCACTTTTCTCACTCGGATATTCCACGGGCCTTGACCGCTCAGGTTGATTCGTGGGGACTTAAGTTGATATTCACTCACCGCAATGCCTGTAATCGTCCTGTCATAAACAGTATTGAACGCTTCGCCTTGAGCCTGAACGTCGATTGCAATTTGGATGCTGCCGTTAAAAAGCTGGCCTTTAGCTAGCCCTTCCTGGGCTGTTGAAAACATCCGAGGGATGCTGAGCAACAGCTCAAACGACTCAACGTCTGTATCTGTGATTTGCCTTGTGACCTGACCGGCTCCATAATCCCTGGCTATGACTTTGTTTTCATCGCTTAGTGTCTCACTGTAGTTTTGACCAATCTCAACGTTTACATCATTAACCGTTGAAGTGCCGTCCTTCCCCTGCTCTAGCTGGCTTTGCGTTTTGCCGCCTGGCTTGAAATCGTAGGAGACATCCTCAGATGCAAAATTCCGGTCTGTTCCTGTCCTGATCGCAGTCTCTTCTAAGAAGATCCCTTCATCGCATCCGACCAGGCCAGCGATAGGCCCTTCACAAAGAAGATCAACAACGCGAATAACTGAAGTGGAGTTTAATGCCATTACGCTTTATTTTGGTTGTCGTCTTTAAATCGATTGTATTCGTTCATTGCAACCTTTAAATTACAAGATTCATTCGCCCTGAAATCAATTATTTTCACTCTAGTGTCGACTCCCCTGTTATCTTCGATTGGCGCGTATTTAATGTAATTCATCCATCTATACCTTTGCCCAGGCAAAAGCAAACCCTGAACAGTACCCCTAAGAGTTGCGGTCACAGGGTCAGGGCCTGAAACTTTAGTCGTAACTTCAATTTCATAAGTGATAAAGCCATCTACGAAGCTTGAGCCTTCTCCACTGACACGGTCAAACAATCCGTCCTGAAGTTCAAAAAACACTTGATAATTATCAGCCCTGTCATCGTCTTCCCCATCAACTTCGTCTAGTTTTGTCACGTTACCTTGCTGCAGCGTCAAAAACCTTTGGGATGAATTGCCATCTGAAAATTTCACTTGATCATATTCCCATCTTCTGCATCTAATGCCAGACGCTTCAGTTTTGCTAAATCCAATCTTTTCGCCACCGAACAGAATGGTTTCAGGCCCTGGCGTCTTGATCACATTCCGTAATGGATCGGACTCATCTGTTACGTCTACATTCGCTGAAAGAAGCTGAGACCCAATCAGCACCTCACCGTAGGCCACTGGGATCGTCGCGCCAACCCCAACGGTGTTAGCTGCTCCGGTGTAAGCGTACGACTGGCGGCCATCTGTTCCACGGGTGACGGATTGCGGCCCATCTGTTGAAAGGCTGTCACCACTGCCCAAACGATTAGAGCCTAGGTTTCCGATTGTTGGCTGAGGTGACAGCAGCTGAGAGACACCGCCCAGGATCAGACTTGCGCCGATTGCACCGATAGCTGTCGCGGCAGCACCACCAATAACTCCTGTAACCCCAAGCCCTATGAAACCGCCAACAGCCG